TCGGCGCGCGGCAGTATTTTCTCGTCTACCCAAAAATCGTATGAAGGGTTATAGTCCAGTATAATTTTTTCGGTGGTACGTACGGCCAAATGGCGGTACACTTCGAAAGAGACGTTTATACACTCGTTAATGAAGAGAACGTCCCGCGCCGGTCCGAGTACCTTCTCCGGGCTGTCTGCACCGAAAAACTCCAGGGAACCCTTCGGGTATCTGTAAATCTTATCCGTATCGTGCCAAGCGGCGGGGTTGTATATTCCTTCTTCCTCCAACATCTTACGAAAGTCACGGATACACCCGCGTTTCAGGTGCGGCAGCGTTTCGGATACGACGGAGATTAAGCGCGGTTTTTTTGACCGTGAAGCGATCAAATTAAGAAGCTGGAGCACCGACCAGGTTTTACTTGAACGCGTTCCGCCGCGCAACACTGCAATACGTACCGCGGGGTCCGTGTAAACGGCGAGCAGATCGGAGAAAACTTTGGTGGTTTCCATTACAGCAGGTCTTCCAATTCGCGCAAATAGGCGGCGGTTTCTTCGTCGCGCACGGATACGCGCAGAACCGTCTCGCCCGTTCCCTGTACGTTGGTGTGCTCCGCCAATCCGTTAAGACGGGCGACGATTCCCGCGTTAAACAATCCTGCGGCCGCCCCTTCTATCTGTTGCGCCCGTATCGTGTTCTCTATGCTTTCGATCGTTTCCAGCAGTTCCACCTCCGTGTCGGAAGCTTTTCCTTTTTCGATCTTATCCCTCAAATTACTTTTTGCGGAACGAAAGTAAGCGACAGACACGTTAAGGAATCTCATCAGTCCGCATATCGAGTAAAGCCGATAACAGGGCAGAGACGCTTCTTCGTAAGTACCCTTATACTTCACCAATTCCGCTTTTCTCAAAGGGTTATCGTCACAGAGTTCAAAATATTTGTACGCTTCCGCGAGCAACACGGTCGGGTCGGAGAAAATCTTATCCCGGCCGTGCTTTGTCCTCTCCTTCCACAACCGATTACCCTTCGGAAAAACGGGGCGTTCGTTCATGTCAAATCTTCGTCTTTAATCGTTGCCTTACCGCCGGGTTGCACCGATACGGTCTTTCCGTCTTCGGTGGTGTAAGTACCCACCTTTACGGCCTTTCCGTTTTCGTACTTTACCATTCCTTTGTCGGGCTCCTCACCCGGCGTAAAAAAGAACGGTTCGCCTTCCGTTACTTTGATCGTTATCGGCTCCGGTTCTTCCCCGTTGTTTTCTTTGTACCACGCTTCCAGTTTTTGCACGCGGAGTTTTAAGCAACTCGCGCACCCCTGGTGCTTTTCGTTTAACCCGAACGCCTTGTTATGGGCGTTAAACACGCGGCTGATGCTGTATGTATGCTTTGCCGCTTCTCCCAATACCTTTTTTACCTCCTCCAACAGTTCGGGAGATACCTTTTTTTCGTTACTCATAGATTTTGTATTTTAATTTCACGTACAGAAAATTCATAAAACCGAGAAGAACCCCCGCACCGGCGACACCGTACAGCGCCGTAACCGTTTCGGACACGATGCCGAGGTCGATAAACAGGGGGGAGACGACAAACGCGCAGCAGGCATTTGCCGCCGCCGTCAACCAAAACGTCATACAGGGACGACAGTTAAACGGCTTAAAATTAAAAGGGAGGGGCGCGACTTCGGTAAGAAGCCATCCCGCGATGTAAGCCAGAAACGACAGGAACAGCATTCCCGCCGATACGGCCGTTAAGAATATTATCGTTGTTTCCATACCCTAAAGACCGGAAACGCCGAAAAATTGTCTGAATGGAAAAAAACCGCTCAGAATCTCTCGCGAACGCAGTCCATTATTTCGGTAAGTAACGGCCTTATTTTTTTATAGTTAAGCCCGAAAATGGAGGAAAACCGATATTTTGAAATGGGATACAGGCCCGTATAAAGTTCGAAAACGATCGCCGCCTTTTCTCCGTAACGGGCAAAAACGAAATCCGCCGCCGTTTCGTCCTTCTCCGTTTTCGGTTCTTCCGTTTCTTGGTCGGGTATATGTTCTTCCGAAATACGTAAAGGACGAAACATTTCGGAATGCTTAAAAGAATCCAGGTATTTATTTCTGTATACGCGGAGAAAATACCCCGTATAATCGTTTATTTTCCGACCCCGGGCGACCGCATCGTACACGGCCAGCGCGGTATCCCCCATTATATCCGGGTCCGCTTCCGCGCTTTTTCCTATACACTTTTTCAAAAAAATAAAATTATCGGCGTACCACGCCATGAACTTATCCGCCTCACTCATAACCGTACTTTCTCCTTAATTCCTTTACCTCGTTAAACAAAAAATTCTGTTCCTTTTCCTTCCCGGCGATTGCCGTCCATACTTTTCCGTCCCGTGTCCCGCGCACGATCAGCAGGTAAACGTAAATGTCTTTGATTTGTCCCCTGCGCAAAAGGCGCGCCACGGTCTGTTGGTAGTGCTCCAAATTCCAGGTGAGGGAAAACCAAACCATGCGGCTGCCCCCGAACTGGAGGTTAAGACCGTGCCCGGCACTGGCGGGGTGGATAAGCAGAAAGCGAATCTTTCCCGCGTTCCAGTCGCGAAAATCTTCCGTACCCTTTTTTCCTTTCCGAAGCTCGCGGGTGAAAGGAAAGGCGTTTTTTATTCTTTCGGCTTCGTGCCGGTACTGATACACGATAATAAAATTTTCGTCGGGATGCTTTTCCGAAAGTTCGCGAAGGGCGTCGATTTTCAAAGTATTTACTTCGTGCCAGTCCCCGTCCTCCGAATACACCGCACCCGAGGTTATTTGCAGCAGCTTGTTTGTGAGATCGGCGGGCGTCTTTACCGTCACCTCCAAACCATTGAAAAAATCCGCGACGTACTCTCTTTCGAGCTCGTCATATATTTCGCGGTCGAATTCGTTAAACAGAAGGGGCACCTCCACCGTGTGCAGGTCGGGCAGCTTAAGATAGTCGCGCGTCTGCATGGTAAGGACCAGGTCTTTTATTTTTTCGTTTATTGCGTGCTTTGCCCCTTCACGGGGTATGTACTCGTATACGATCATTCCGTTTCCGCGGGTTCTGAAGTATTTATCCGTAAAGCCCCCGAAGGTTGTACCCAGTCGCTCCCCGTCGTCGAGAAGGCAAATCTGCGACCAAAGATCGATATACCCGTTCGGGGAGGGGGTGCCTGTCAGACCCGTACGGTACCGTATCGGTTTTATGGCTTTGCGCAGCTTTTTGAACCGTTTATTCGATCGGGACTTAAACAGGCTCAACTCGTCCAGTACAATGCCGTCAAAGGGCAGCTTTCCGCGGTACAGATCGATAAGCCATACCAGATTGTCCACGCCGATAATGTAAATTTCCGCATCGCGCTCCAATGCCGCTTTTCTTTCTTCCGCAGTTCCGCAGATGACGGAGTACCGTACGCCCTCCAAATGTTCCCACTTTTCCAGCTCGTCGGGCCAGGTAATGCGGGCCACCCTGTCGGGGGCGACGACGAGCGTTTTAAGTATCGCCGCTTCCCTGTAATGCAGTTCGTACAGACGGGTAAGCACGACGACCGTTTTACTCAGCGACATGCCCAGAAACAGTGCGGCCCGGTCGTTTCTCTCCAAGTGTGCCAACGCGAAGCGTTGGTGGGGGTCCGGTATGTAGGTTTGTCTTTTCACAGCGTTGACATAAACCCTTTGACTTCATCTTTGCCGTCAAGCACTTCCACGCGGAACCCGAGGCCCCGCAGCTTCGCGTGTACCCTCTCCTGTATTTTCGAAGGTTTCCGTCCCGCGTCTTTCAATTCGACGAAAACGATTACGGCACCGGACAGCAATACGATTCTGTCCGGGAATCCGCGGAAAAACAGGGGCGGGAACTTAACGCATAACCCGCCGAGTTTTTTTACTTCATCGTTTAAGTATTTTTCCGTGTCTTTTTCCATCCGAAAACCATACAACCAAAAAACCAATTTTTCTATATACACGCCACAGGATATATGCGTATGTAAAATCGAGCGAATATTGCGTATTTTACGTCTATTTCACGTGTATTTTTTATTTTCACTCTTATTGGTAAATTTTGGTTTTTTGGTTTTTTAGGGGTTATCTTTGTGAGTATCACGCAAAACCAAAAAACCAAAGGCGAAAACCAAAAACCAAAATTGAAAACCAAAAAACCAAACGGAAAACCAAAATCACGGCCTTACGTAGGCTTTTTGGTATCCGTAATACTTAAATTTTAGAGTACTTCCGTAAGGCTGCCACTCCCTTATTCCCTTTATTATTCTGCTCAGTTCGAAGCTGTCTTTTCTCGTTATCCCGTTCGGGTCCTTTCCCAGACACTCCGCCCATATTTCCAGTAAACACACCTTCGTGCGTTTTACCTCCCCCTCGTTCTTTTCATCTTCCAACCAGTTCCTACGCATCGGTACATCCATATCCTCCCAATTGTCGGGGAGTCCTCTTTCGAGGTATTCTTCTATAAGTCCCCTTCTTTCGTCCTTTTCCATGTGCGCCGCCTGTATTTCTCTTGCCGTTTCCTCCAGTCCTTCCTCGGCCAGATACAGGGGCTCTCCGCCAAGAAACCGTTCTTTTGCTTCCGCCCAAAGCAGGCCGACCGTTTCCGTGGTCAAATATTCCTTAAAATCTTTGGTTCCTTTTTTACCTTTGCAGTTGACCACCCAAAATCTGCGGTTCCCCGTAACGTCCCGAAGGAAGTCCTCTTCGTTGGTGGTCCCGAAGAACACGCAACGCCTCGGGAAATGTTCTATCCGTTTGCCGTATGCCACCCGGTAACGGTCTTCTTTTTTTGCTACGAAGTGTTTAACGGTATCCACCTCGGCTTTTCTCATCCCCGCCAACTCCCCCAGTTCTATCGTCCAGCTCCCCTGTATGCTTTCTATGGCGTCGCGACCCGTAAGCGAGGTGACGCTGTCGGAGAACCAACCGCGGCCCATCTTTGAAAGGACGGTGCTTTTCCCTATCCCCTGCTCTCCGACCAGTACTGTGACATAGTCGAATTTACACCCGGGTGTATAGATACGGGCCACCGCCGCCGTGAAGGCCTTGCGCGTAACGGCCCGGGTGTACTCCGTGTCGTCCGCTCCGAACAGGTCGATAAACAGCCTGTCCAGTCTTTCCGTGCCGTCCCATTCCAATGAGTCCAGATAATCCCGTACGGGGTGATATGAGTTTGATTTAACTACCACTGTAATACCGTCCGATATGGCCCCCCGGTGTGTTATCCCGTAACACCTCTCCAGATACAGACGTATTTGCGCATCGTCGGCGTCGCACAGGGGTCGGGGGTACCTTTCGGTTCCTTTGTCCCACGGCAGAGGTTTAACGGCCGTTTCCCTTTGTTCGAACTCGTTAAACCCGAAACGCCCCTTAAGGTGTTCGTCGTTCTGCAATATCAGGACGGCGTTGTTTATCGTGTTTTTTATTTGTCCGCTTTTCTCCGTCTCCAGCTCCTTCGTCCATTCGTCGTCCGGGGTTTCTCCTTCCCCCTCTTCATCGTAATCGTCCGCAGTAGTTTCTTCCCTTCGCATCCTTACCAGTTCCTTTTTTACCGGGCCAAGTCCGGAGGCAAAATCCGACATCAGTTTGTAACTGGAAAGTTTAGTAACGTCTTTATTCGGTTTCTCGTCCGAGTCGCCGAACTTGTGAAGCCGTACCAGATCGAACGCGTTGCAGAGCCTGCAACCGGCGGGGTCGGTCGCGTGGTGCGAATAAGCGAACTTGTTATCGTAAACCACCAAAC